GACGAACCGGAGGGTGAATGATCCCCTCTGCCCACGTCGCCACCATCCTGACCCAGATCGAGGCCGACCTCGCCAAGCTGCTCGACACCGACGCGGAGACCGTGGACGTCCATGACGTTCGCATCATCCGCCGCCGTGTGCAGGCGCAGCTGGAAATGATCGACCTCGGTCTCCTCACCCCGGAGACCCCGCAATGATCCTTACGATCCTCAAGAAGCACTGGCTGGAAATCGGCCTGATCATCGCCCTGTCGGCGCTGCAGATCGGCTACCTGCTCAAGACCCGCGAAGCTGCCCAGTACCGGGCCGAGCGCGACACCGCCCGGGCCCTCGTAGTCACCATGGGTGATCAGATCGAGCACCAGAACGCTGGCATCCGCGCACTGATCGAGTCCGCCCAGCAGAACCGTGAAGTCTACCTCGCTGGCCTCAAGGCTGCCGGGAAGCAGGCTGCGCGCCTCAACACCGAAGCCGCCGAAATCCTGGCCCTACCCGCCCCCACCAACCCTGACGAAGCCTGCACGGCTGCCGCCGGGGTCCTTGAAGGAGTGACGCAATGACCGCCGATCAAATCCTAGTGGCTGCTGCCTCGATCCGCGCGACCCGTGAAATCGAAGGCCGCACCAACGCCGCCCAGATCATGCTCGGGGAATACGGACGGACCCAGCGGATGCTGACCAAGGGCGAGGCCCAGTGCATCCACGACGCCCTGCTGTCGTACCACGCGGGCATCCTCGAGGACATGGGGGTGACCCGATGACCCGGACCCTCAAGTACTGGCTGCTGCGCGGCTACATCTTCTTCCTGCCGCTGCTGGCTGCTGCCTGCGCCACCGCTCCGAAGCCCCCCAAGGAAGTGCTGGTGCCGGTGCCGGTGGCCTGTGAGGTCGCCAAGGTGGAAGCCACCGACCTGCCCAAGGCGGGCCCGGACGCTGGTGTCTTCGAACTGGCGAAGGTCGCCGCTGCCCGGATCAAGCTGCTGATGGCTGAGAACCTGCAGCTGCGCGCCGCGAACAACAACCCCTGCCCGACGCCGACCAAGTGACCGCTGCGGTCTTCTGGTTCGGTGTCTGGCTCGGCAGCCTCGGGATGGCCCTGCTGCTCAAGGAACTCTGGAGAGCCCACAATGCAACAATCCCGCATCGACAGCTTCATGGAAGCGGTCGTGAACACGCTGATTGGTCTCGTGATCAGCACCATCGCCAATCACCTACTGCTGCCGGTCATCCTCGGCGTCTCTATGTCGTTGGCTCAGAACCTGCTGATCAGCTTCGCCTTCACGGCGATCAGCATCGCCCGGTCGTACAGCCTGCGCCGGGTGTTCAATGGCCGAAGCCCGTGGTCGTGGCTTAAGGGGCAGTTCGCATGAGCATCGACAGGCTCCCCGACGACATCGCGCTGGTCTCGGTGACCGTCGCGGTCCCGAAGCAGCTGCCCGCCCACCAGAAGGCGATCTACCTCGAGGCGATCATCCTCAACGCCGAGCGTGAGCTCGAGAAGCTGGTCGCCCGATGAGCCGCACCCTACTGATCGACGCCGACATCATCGCCTACGCATCGTCCGCTGCCACCGAGCAGAAGTTCGATTGGGGCGACGGCGTTGTCAGCCGGACGGCTGATTTCGAGGCCGCCAAGCAGGACGCCCGCAACGAGATCGATTGGATGATGGAGAAGCTCAAGGGCACCGATCTGGTGATCTGCCTGTCCGACGACTTCGACAACTTCCGCAAGGACATCTACCCAGCGTACAAGTCCAACCGGAAGGGCACCGAGCGGCCCCAGCATCTGTACGACCTCAAGGAGTGGCTGGGCGAGACCTACCCGACCCAGATCAGATCCCGGCTCGAGGCCGACGACGTGATGGGCATCCTGTCCACCGAGCCCCACAAGGGCGACCGGATCATCGTCTCCAAGGACAAGGATATGCAGACCATCCCCGGCCTGCTGTTCCACCCCGGGAAGGACAAGAAGGTCCGCACGATCACCCCAGAGGCTGCCGAGCGGTTCATGCTGTGGCAGGCCCTCACGGGCGACCAGACCGACGGGTACCCCGGGTGCCCCGGCTGTGGCCCAGCTGGTGCCGACTTCGTGCTCGATGGGCGGCTCTGGCTCCGCAAGGAACGTGAGATCACCCGAGGGCCCAACGCAGGCACCGTCAGGATCGAGTGGGTCTTCAACGACGGCCACCCGGACGTCTGGCAGTGCATCGTCGCGGCCTACGAAAAGGTCGGTTTGACGGCCAAGGAAGCCATCACGCAGGTCAATCTGGCCCGCATCCTCAAGCACACTGACGTCGATGGAAACCGCGTAATTCCGTGGGTTCCGGCGATGCTTTCAAAAAGGGCCAATTAGCCCGCACCTACGGAGAGAGAACATTCATTTGGTGCCACACTAGGTGTGCGCGCAACTCCCTCACTCGGTTCCTCAAGGGCCGTCTTTCGCATGGATTGGGTCATCCCGGTCGCCGCGAGGACGGCCCTATTTTTTCAGGTCAACGTGAAGTTCCCCACCTCATCCCTAGAGCTCCTCGATGAGCTCGACCGCTTGGTGCCCGAACGAGTGCCCCTCGCGGGGGACTCGATGGAAGACATCCAGCGATACGCGGGCAAGCGAGAGCTTGTCCTGTTCCTCAAGAATTGGCGCGACCAGCTAGCGCGGCGTGTCGAGCGCAAAGGACATCGCTGATGTGCGTTGTTAAGTCACCCAAGGTGGACCCGGCGAGTACCAAGCCGAAGGACCCCACGATCATCCGCAACCAGTACTTCGACGGTACTGGTCCCCAGATTAAGTCTCTCCGCAAGGGCCGCTCCAGCCTGCGGATCGAGCGCGCCGGGAGTGGGGCCCCTGTTGGGGCTCCCCCGGCGACCGCGCTCCCAAGCCCCTTGCCCATCATGCCGATGGTGCCGGTGCCCGTTCCGGGCACGGGGGGCGTTGGTGGCGGCGGCTTCCGAGACTTTGGCTCACCCATGGTAAACTGGCGGTAACCGATGGCAGAAGACACCAAGCTGCTCCCGGTCGCCAAGCGGCGCTACGGGCAGCTGACCGGCTCCCGCGAAACCTCGCTGCGTCGAGCCCGACAGAACTCCAAGCTGACGATCCCCGGCCTCGTCCCAGACGACGGTCAGGACGCGAACGCCTCGTTCGATCAGCCCTATCAGTCCCTCGGGGCCCGCGCGGTGAACAACCTGTCTGCGTGGCTCCTCGTCACCCTGTTCCCACCGGACCAGCACTTCTTCCGCTTCCAAGTCCACGAGGACACGGCGGACGAGCTCGGCGCACAGTCGCTCTCCGAAGTGAAGGCTGCGCTGTTCAAGCTGGCGACCAAGGGCCAGAACTACATCGAAGGCGTTGCAGCCCGACCGATCATCATGGAGTGCCTACGGCACCTCGTCGTGGCCGGGAACGCGCTGTTCTACGTCCCCCTCGACCGCAAGAAGCGCGGTGCCCCACGTATGTGGCGGATGGACCAGTACGTCGTCCTGCGTGACGACCGAGGCGAAGCCCTCGAGATCGTGATCAAGGAAAAGGTCTATGCGGCCACCCTCTCCGAGGAAACCCGCACGGCCTGTAAGGTCACCATCGAGCCCGGGCAGGAAGATAAGCTGCAGATCGACCTCTACACCCACGTCAAGCGGGTGGGCGAGGACATGGTCTGGTACCAAGAGATCAACGAAGCAATCGTCCCGCAGTCCAACGGCAAGGCCCCTTCGGAGAAGGCTGGCTGGATGCCGCTGCGCTGGCAGGCGATCCCCGGCAGTGACTGGGGTCGTTCGCACGTCTCCGAGTACGCTGGCGACCTTCTGTCCCTCGAGGACCTGAACAAGGCCATCATCCAGTTCGCAGCTGTCGCCTCGCGCATCATCCACATCGTGGACCCGAACGCGATGGTGGACATCGAAGAACTCGCGTCCGCTGAGACCGGCGACTACGTCACTGGCTACGTGGACCGCATCAAGGCGCTCCAGCTGGACAAGTCGATGGACTTTCAGGTGGCGTCGAACGTGGCCGAGCGCATCGAACTGCGCCTGTCCCATGCCTTCATGCTCCAATCGGGTACCGTCCGTAACGCCGAGCGCGTCACGGCAGAGGAAATCCGTGCGATGGCGGAAGAGCTCGAGAACGTCCTCGGCGGGGTCTACACGGTCCTGTCTGCGGAGTTCCAGCTGCCGCTGATCCGCCGGATCATCTATATCCTCGAGCGCACCGATCCCGCCTTCCCCGAGCTCCCCAAGGAGATCGTGCCGACGGTGGTCACCGGCTTCGAAGCTCTGGGCCGCACCCACTCAGCGAACAAGCTGCGCGCGTGGATGGCCGACATGACGAACATCTATGGCCCGCAGGTGGTGCAGTCCGTGACTGACCCGACCGAAGTGGGTCGCCGGTTCGCCGAGAGCTACGGCATCGAGGACATCGATAGCCTCATCAAATCGCAGGACCAGCAATCTGCCGACCAGCAGAACGCTGCCGCTGCCCAGACTGCAATGGCTGTCGCACCCCACGTTGCAAAGGGTGCGGTGGACGCAGCAACCGCGCCGGACGCAGGCGCTCAATAAGGAAGACCTATGGCTAAGAATACCAACGAAGCGCCGGTGGAAGCCGTCGCTCCCGAGGGCGTGACCCTCGTTGACAACACGGGCGCTGACGCCCCGGCTGAGACGTCGAACGTCGAAGTCGAAGAGTACGAGCTGACCCCCGGCCTCGTGCAGGTCAACTACCGCTGATGAGCAATGGTCAACAGTCGCAGGGCACCCCCACGGGTGACCCTGTGCTGACCCCTGCTGAACAGGCGGCAGTCGAAAAGGGCCGCACCGGCTTCTCGGAGCCCGAGAACGTCCTGACCCCCGCGCCGACCGGCGCAGTTCGCCCCGACAACGTCCCCGAGAAGTTCTGGGATGCGGAGCGCGGTCAGGTGAACACGGAAGCTCTGATCAAGAGCTACACCGAACTGGAGCGTACCCGCACCCCGGAGACCCCGGCGGTTGCACCCGAAGTTACCCCGGCCCCGGTGGCCGAAGGCGGCAAGATCGCGAAGCCCGAAGCGGCTCCCGAGGTCCCCGCTGGTGAACCGGCGGCGAACCCGCTGACCGAAGTGATCGCTGCTGCACAGCAGGAGTACGCATCGGCCCGCGAGGTCACCGAGGACACCATCGTCAAGCTCGAGGAAGCTGGCATCCCCCGCGAAATCTTCGCCCTCTATCTGAAGGGTGTCGAAGCGCAGGAACAGGCGACGACCGCTGCGGTCCACGCAGTCGTTGGTGGCGAAGAAGCCTACAACGAAATGGCCCGCTGGGCTGCGTCGAACCTGTCGGATGCTGAACTCGATGCGTTCAACAACGCCCTCGATAATGAAGCTCTCCGTGAGAACGCCGTGCGCGGTCTCTACTCGCGCTTCAACGAGGCCCGTCCCAACGAGGGCCGCATGATTGCACCGAATGGCGACAGCAACGCTGGCGCAGGCGACACCTATCAGTCGCGTGACCAGCTGATCAGCGACCAGAAGGACCCCCGCTACCAGACCGATGCCGCGTTCCGCGCGCAGGTGCAGGACAAGCTCCTGCGGTCTCAGGCGAACGGCTTCCAGCTGGCTCCGCGCCCGCTGTTCGAACGTCAGGTCCTTCGTACGTGATAGCCACCCCGGTCAGCCTTCGGGCCCACCGGGGATGGTGACCAGAATGGAACTCCCGCTGCCTCTCGCCTGACGGGGCGATGCACACTGCCGGGATGATGGTGCGCTCCCCGACGGGGGATCACGCACGTCACGGCCCGGATGGGGCCGGTCTTCTCCCATCCAACCCCCGACTTCGAAGAACAACCCAAGCAGCAGGCCCCTAACCCGGACAACCTGTGAGCGGGCTCAGAGAGGGCGGTTCCGCGTGAATACCCAACCTCTACTCAAGGAAAGCTAGTGGCAAACTCCACTCCTAACCGTCCGGGCCAGAATCAGCTGGCGGGCGATGCACGGGCTCTGATGCTCGACCTCTTCGGCGGCGAAATCATTTCGGCCTTCGAAACCTCGACGATGCTCCGCGACAAGCACATGACCAAGTCGCTCTCGGGCGGCAAGTCGTTCAAGTTCCCGGCCATCTGGCGCGCGACGGGTGGTTACCACACCCCGGGCGTTGAGATCACCGGCGACCAGATCGCACACACCGAGATCACCGTCGATCCCGACGACAAGCTGGTCTCGAGCGTGTTCATCGCCGACATCGACGAACTGCTGAACCACTTCGATGTGCGCCAGCCGTACACCAAGGAGCTCGGCGAGTTCCTCGCGCGTCACTACGACGCCAACGTCATCCGTACCCTGATCAAGGCCTCGCGTGGCGGTGCCCTGTTCTCGGGCGATCAGGGCGGCACCGGCCTGCAGGACGCGGCTTTCGCGACCGACGCCGCTGCGCTGATCAACGGCTTCTCTGCCGCCAAGCAGGCGATGGACGAGAAGGACGTTCCGGTGAACTCGCAGCCGGTTCACGGCATCCTGAAGCCCGCCCAGTGGTACCTCGTCGCCCGCAGCGACAAGAACCTGAACCGGGACTTCAACGGCGGCACCGCTTCGGTCCGCTCGATGACCCTGACCACCATCGACGACATTCAGGTCCACAAGTCGAACATCGCCTCGGGCGTCTTCGGCGCGGACGACAGCGCCAACGCTGCCATCCCGTCGTACTACCGTGGCAAGTACGGTTCGACCCTCGGCGTGATCTTCACCCCGATGGCTGCCGCCTCGGCTATCGTTCAGGATGTTGGCTTCAACATCGTGGACCAGCCCGAGAAGCAGGGCACCCTGATGATCGCCCGTATGATGGTCGGTACCCGCACCCTGCGTAACAAGTGCGCGGTGGAACTGCGGACCGGCGCGATCCCGGCGTAATCTACCCGTGGGGGGACCTCTTCGGAGGTTCCCCCATTTTTTTCATGAGGAGCCCCATGGCTGTAATCTCCCCCATGTCCGAGCTCGAGGCCGTCAACGAAATGCTGATGAGCATTGGGCAGGCCCCCGTGTCTACCCTCGAGGTGACCGGCATCAAGGACGTCAACATTGCCAAGGCCGAGCTCCAGAAGGTGTCCCGCCGCATCCAGACCACCGGGTGGAACTGGAACAGCGACGACAGCTACCCCCTGACGCCTGACGCCGACGGCCACATCACGATCCCCGCTGGGGCCATCAAGGTGGACGCCACGGCAACCGCGTCGAACTACGTCCAGCGACGGCACCCCACCAAGGGCCTGTGCCTGTACGACCGCGACAACCGGACCTTCGTGTTCGCCTCGACGGTCGAGTGCAACATCGTCTGGGCCTTCCAGTTTGAGGACCTTCCCGAGACCGCGCGCTGCTACATCGCAACCGCTGCAGGCCGGAAGTTCCAGAGCCGAGTGATCGGCAGCCGTGTCCTCGATGCTTTTCAAGCAGAGGACGTCCAAGCCGCTTGGGTCCTGCTGATCCGTGAGGAACGCGCGTCCCGCGACACCAACCTGTTCCGCCGCAACGCCGCGCTGCAGGCCTTCGCCAACCGGAGTATGTAATGACCCTCCGCACCAAGGTGCTACCGGCGCTGCACAATGGGGTCTCCCAGCAGCCGCCGCTCATGCGCGCCATCGACCAGATGGAAGCCGAAGAGAACACGTGGGCCTTGCTGGCGGATGGTCTCGGCAAGCGTCCCCCGACCGAACACGTCGCCGCCCTCGGCGCTCTGACCGAAGGGGCCTTCATTCACCACATCAACCGCGACGTGACCGAACGGTACATCCTCGTAATCGACGAGGGCCAGATCAAGGTCTACGACCACGCCACCGGCGCGCAGCAGACTGTGAACGCCCCGGGTGGCCTCGGGTACCTCTCGGGTGGCCCCTACCGGGCCGTGACGGTCGCCGACTACACGTTCATCCTGAACACGTCGAAGGTCTGTGCCATGGCCCCGCTGGGGTCCGACGAGACTGCCGACCCGACCTACCTGCTGTGGCCCAACCGGACCACCAAGGGGCTCGATCTGGGCATGATTGCTGGGGCGCTGGCTGACCGCATTGCCGGTCGTCCGTACCAGTACGCCGCCAATCCCCCCGGGGGTACCTATCGGGGCGAACTGTCCTCGATGGAGAAGCTCCCCGAGAACGCACCGAACGGCGACATCTACAAGATTACCGGGTCCGCCGACAGCGGCTTCGTCAGCTACTACGTGCGCCGCGAGGGTGCCGTGTGGGACGAGACGGTCGGCTTGGGCCTGATCAACGCCTTCGACCAGAACACCCTGCCCCATGCCCTCGTCCGCGAGGCCAACGGCACGTTCACCTTCGCGCCCTTCTCGTGGTCCCCGCGCCCTGTGGGTGACGACGAAACGAACCCGAAGCCCACCTTCATCGGGCGCACGATCCGCGACGTGTTCTTCTACCAGAACCGCCTCGCCTTCCTCGTGGATGAGAACGTCGTGTTCTCCTGCGCTGGCGACTTCGGCAACTTCTGGCGGAACACCCAGCTGGACTACGTGGACAGCGACGTGATCGACATTGCGGTGACGACGTCCAACGTGGCGCTGCTCAACTGGGCGGTGCCGTTCAACGACGGGATCATCACCTTCGCCGACCAGACCCAGTTCTCGATCACCAATGGTCAGGACGGACTCACGCCGTCGAGCGCCGC